CATTAACTGTAGAATGGACGTTGACTGCGCCACACAAAACAAGCAGTTGGCAATATTTTATTACTAAAAAAGGTTGGGACCCAAATAAACCACTAACAAGATCATCGTTAGAGCCACTTGCAACGATTGAAGCTGATGGAAGTGTACCTAATGCTTTAGCAAAACAAGAAATTAATATCCCAAATGATCGGTCAGGATACTATGTAATACTTGGCGTTTGGAACATTGCGGATACAGGTAATGCGTTCTATCAAGTTATTGATGCAAATATTATTAATTCTGATATAACACCAGTTGCTGACACAGAAGCGCCAACGAAACCGACAAATTTAGCAGCGACAACTACTACTAAGACTGTAAGTTTGGCCTGGAATGCTTCTACTGATAATGTAGGAATCAAAGGTTATGAAATTTTACGTGACGGCGTAGTAATTGGAGAAAGTCAAACAGCTTCTTATGAAGATACAACTGTAGAATCAAATACCGCATACACTTACACTGTTCGGGCAAAAGATTTCGCCGGAAACAAATCTACATTAAGCAATAGTATTAATGTGACGACAAAAGAAGTGCCAGCAGTGGATAATGAAGCACCAACAGCACCGAAAAGTTTAATGTCACATGGTCAAACGGATACAACTATTGCTCTTTGTTGGCAAGCCTCAACAGATAATGTAGAAGTGAAAAATTATGAAATTTATCGTAATAATACAAAAATAGCAACATCCACAAAAACCATGTTTGAAGATACAAAACTAGCCAGCAATACAAGCTATAATTATAAAGTTTATGCAGTAGATACATCTGGCAATCGTTCATTAGTAAGCAATGAAATCACTATTAAAACAAAAACGCTAGACCCACTGAACACCTGGAAATCGGACCAAATTTACAATGCAGGTGACCAAGTTTACTATAACGGAGTAGCTTATACAGCAAAATGGTGGACAAAAGGTAACACTCCAGATACAAGTGATGTTTGGCAAACAGCAAGTACAGATATCCAAACCTGGAATGTTCAAAAAGCCTATAATGGCGGAGATAAAGTTACGTATAACGGAAAAACATACCAAGCGAAATGGTGGGTACGAGGTGAGAAGCCTGATAGTTCATCCATTTGGACATTATTAAATTAATACTTGAGCCAGCAAATCTTCGGAGGCGCTGGCTTCTTCATTTAAAATAAAACTTGTAAAACACTACGAATTTCGCTATAATTATTATTCGTACGGTAAGCATTTCTGGCCTACATATAGCCCTCGTGGTGCAACGGATAGCACGTAAGATTCCGGTTCTTAAAATGGGGGTTCGATTCCCTCCGAGGGCATAAAATAAAGTGTTATAAACGTTGATAATACAATGTTTATAACACTTTTTTTGTTTTATGAAGTTCAAATAAAGTACAAAAAGTTTTAAATTTCATTAATCTTGTTCATTAACTCATTTACTTTATAAGATTCTTTTTGCTCCATTTCATCGATTACATGCGAGTAAGTTTCTAACGTTGTTACTATAGTGTTATGCCCCAATCTTTTAGATAGATATTTTATATTACAATCATTATATAAAAGAAGCGTAGCATGCGTGTGGCGTAATCCATGAACACTAATAGCATTATTGATGCCTAATTTTGTACAGTAGCGCCTTAATGACTTATTTATAGCATTGTTAGAAGGTGGAACATTGTTAGTATTAATAAAAACCAATTTGTTTTTGTTAAATGATGAGTCCTTTAATTTCTCGGCTGATTGATAAACCTTAATCTTATTTAACATAGACAGTGTATTATCATCAATAGTGATAATTCTATTTGAAGAGTAGTTTTTTGTATTACTAAAGGTATTTGTGTCTTTATAGTCCCATGTTTTATTTATCTTTATTGTTTTTTGCACAAAGTCAATACAATCCCATGTCAAGCCAATTATTTCAGAAAACCTTGCCCCAGAGGCTATAGCAAATAAAATAACTGATATTGAAGAATGAGCAGGGTTGAAATGATTATTCAATTCTTTTACTAATTTTTTGACTTGTTCTTCTGATAGAGCTTTTAAATCTTTATAAGTAGTTTCATCATCCGGAATAATAACACGGGCTGTCGGATCTCGTAAAATTACACCTTCGTAAACCATTTCTCGAATAAATGACCTAACATAGACGTGACGCTTTCTTGTAGTTTCCTTCGCATGTGTTTTCGCAAATTCATTAATAGCTTTTTGATATGTTGTTCTATTAACATCATTTATTTTTAATCCAACAAAATATTTTTCACAAAATTTTATTGCATAATCATAATGTTTATCATTTTCAATTGATTTTTTTTGCTTTCTAAAAGTTGTATACCATTCTTTAAAAGCCTCAACGAAATTTGATTCACCAGCGTTTATGTCTACTCCTCGATGTAATTTGTCTTCCATTTCAGAAGCTGCTAATAAAGCTTGCTTTTTTGTCGGAAATCCGCTTTTGCTCTTTACTTTATACTTCCCAGCTTCTTTATATGAAACGCGATATTTCCAACCTGTTTCAGTTTTTACAATATTAGCCATGCTAGTACCTCCTTTCGCACATACGTTCTTTTTTTCGATAAAAAGAAAAGCCCGGAGGCTCTCTTTATTTTACATATTTAACAAATCTTTCAAGCTTCACTATATCTTTTGATGTAATGTTTAATTCTGTTACTAAATCAATATCTTTTGTTTTATTATAAAAGTAAAAAATTGCTTTGGATTTATTTTCAATTTGCGTTGAAGTACTATTTGTTTTACCACTACTACCTGCTACTGCACCTACTACAGTCCCTGCGCCTCCACCAACAAGCCCACCAACAACTCCACCAGCTATAGTTTTCCCAGCTTTACTATTAGTTTTAGTGTGAGTATTGTAGGTCGCGCCTAACCACTTATAATCAACGAAATAAAATTCGTCATTTGTCACAAGACCATTTTTTGATAAAAAAATTATCTTGTTTGAAGGGATTAATTGAATCATGTTGTAAGTTGTTCCAGCTGCGCTTTTAATTTGAAAACCTAAATCTTGTTGAGCTAAACCAAAGTTCAGTTTAATCTGAGGTGAATTTTCAGGAATTGTTTTTGTATCAAACTTTACGTATGTGCCTTTTTTTCTCTTTATTCTTAAAGCAAGCCAGATGAAAAGAGCGGCAAATGCAAATTCAACTAAAGCTATTCCTGGTAGTTGTGATGCAGCTAAAAACATAATGCCAATAAAAATAAATAAACCAGCTAGTACAAATAAAGCTATCATCCCGTAATCTCCCTTTTTTATGTACCAATCCGCGGCCGCAAACTGGTTACATAGTTATATTTTATTCAACAGTCTTGCGATGTCTTCCAGTTTCTCGCTTTGACTTAATCTACAATCAATAACTATGAAAATTTCTTTTTTAAAAGTGAATGAACAAGAAGTGAATTCGTGTTCTAGTATCACTATATCATGTTGTACGTTCAGTTCATCTAAAGTTTTCATGTATTTATACCCCGTTGTATTTTATTGCAACGTTGCACTTACATTATACATAATTTTTATAAGAAATATCACGTTTTCACAGAAAGTTAATAATCAATAGCAATAACGAGTAAATAAATTACAAGTCAAGAGTCAAGTAAGTAAATAAATTATACTTTAATCTTTTTTCTGTTGCTCATAATATTCAATAAATGACTTAACAGCTTTGACTGCTTCAGCGTCATTCATTACTCGAGCTGCAACAACTTTAAAATCTTCGTTTTCATCAACAAATTTATTTATTTCTTCATCTTCTTTTGAAGCTATTTCTGTGATATTTATTTCTTTTTCATTTGCATGTTCTTTTCTTTTTTCTTCTATATAAGCAAGTATTTCTTTTATATCTTCTTCTGTTGCGTTTGAATCAATGTGTGCTGCGATTGTGTCAGCGAGATTATTATCGTCTCTTCCTAATAAATAATCAGTAGATACATTAAAAAATTCAGCTATTTTCAGTAATGTTTGATAGTCGGGCTCTCTTGTACCTTGTTCATAATTAGCTACTTGACCTCTAGAAAATCCAAGTTCGTCCGCTAATTTGTATTGTGAAAAACCTTTTTTCTTTCGCAACTCAGATAATCTTTTACTAAACATTTCTAACACCTACGCTTTCTATATGTATATTATAAGAAACAATTAGTTTCCAGTCCATTAATTTTTTAGTGTAGAAACAAAAAGTTTCTAAAAACCTTGACAGAAACAATACGTTTCTGATATAGTATGTTTATAGAGAAACAAAACGTTTCTTATGGGGGTGAAAAAATGAGAAACAGGCTTATTGAGCTAAGGAAATCAAAAACAAGACGGGAGGTATCGAAAGATTTAAAAATAACACCTCAAATGTTAGGGGCAATTGAGAGAGGAGACCGGACTCCCTCGTTAAAACTAGCTAACAAAATCGCAAACTATTATGATGTGCCAATTGAAGATATTTTTTTTGATAATAAAGACACTATATGTGTCTAAAATGAAAGGAAAACAAAACAGGAGGTTAGATAATGAACATAAGATATTTGAGTAAGAATCATAAAAAAGCAAAACTGCATGAATTAGAAGTAACTAACAAATCAATTACTCTTGACAGCTTTCAACTATTTGGTGTTACAGACTTTACCATTCATTCGTCGGTTGGCAATTTAACGAAATTGAAACTTGAGTTACTAGTAAAAGGAAGAACATATTCATAGGGGGAGTAAAATGACTAATTTAGTTGTACTACAAAATAATCAACCAGTTACAACTTCATTAAATGTAGCTGAGGTTTTCGAGAAGAAACATAAACATGTTTTAGAAGCTATAGACGATTTGAGAGGGGCAGCCGAAAATTCGGCAGACCTTTTCCAAGAAAGTTCTTATGTACACCCGCAAAACAAACAAACCTACCGAATGATTTACATGAACCGTGATGGATTTACTTTACTGGCAATGGGATTCACCGGAAAAAGAGCAATTGAATTTAAGCTTCAATACATCAATGAATTTAACAAAATGGAAAATCACATCAAAGCTCAACTTGATACTTCGCAGTTAAGTCCGGAACTACAAATGTTTAATCAAATGTTCTTAGCAGTAGCGAACGCTGAAAAAGAAGCTAAAGAAGTAAAAGAAGAAGTTAAAAACATGAAGTTGATTTTCAGCGTTAATGCTAACGAATGGAGAGAAAAAGTAACAGTAATTTTGAGAAAAATCGCGGCAAATTTCGGAGGTGCGGAACCTTTTAGAAGCATTATTCAAATGAGCTATGAACGTTTTGAGAGTCGTGCGCATTGTGATTTAAATAGACGATTAGAGAATCGGCAAACAAAAATGGCGGCAAAAGGGATGAGTCCAACAGCTATAAAGAAATTAAATAAATTAGATTGTATTGCTGAAGAACAGCGCTTAATTGAAATTTATCTAACTGTTGTAAAAGAAATGGCTATCCAGTTTGGGATTAGATCAAATGAATTAGAAGCTTTAAAAGTAATTTAAGCGCCGCCTACCACAACGACGCTCGCAGACAACTTACAGTCACCGGGGAGCGACTAACAATAGTATATAACGATAAGTTGTTAATTAGTCGCTAAAAAATATACAAAGGGGATTGAGATATTATGTTTCAAAAATCAACATCAGCACCAATCGCGATGCAAGTTTTAGCAGAAACTCGCACGCAAAAAGAACTAGCGATAGATAGTTATGTAACGCCAGCCTTAATAAGCAATCAGTTAAAAGGAAAGCGAACAGTTTCACTTGAACAAGCAGAACAGTTAATTGATAGCTACAACGAGCCACAGAGTACTTACTTATTCGCACATGAATTTAGCAATGGAATGATTCCGCCTCTACTGAACGGGCTGGACAGTCACCATGCGGCTTTAACTTGTCGCTTTGAACTAGAAGTAACAGAAGCAGTAAATGCGTTAAAAAGCGGATTAGAAACGATGACATTCAATTTGAGAAAAGGTGACATGTTACAACGAGAAGCCGCAAAACAAGCTATTTCAGAAATAACAGATGTAATCGCAACAGCATTAACGCTTAACACAAGTATAGCGAAAGCATTCAACATTAATTTACAACAAATTTTAGAAAGTCGAGATAAATTCTATCAAAAAAACGGTTTAGTAAAGGAGTGAAAAAATATGGCTTTAGTGTGGGGGCTAGATGAATTTGCAAAAGAGACAGGTTTAGAAAAATCATTTGCTAGAGATTGTATTCTTAATAATCCACGTTTTGTAGATCAATTGGATATTACGAAAGGCGGATTTGTGGTATATGCGGATGGCAAAGGAAAGCAATGGTACATTGAGCCAGAACGGATGCAAGAATTTGTAAAGGAAAATTGGATAGAAATTTTCAGAATGAAGGTCAAAAGATGAAGAACCAACTTTTATTCAGCACCTTAGTCATAATAGCGGCTGCATTAGCGTTAATAAACTTATGTAATTTGATTTTAATTCTAATTTTAATTTAGGAGGCTACAACAATGACAGAAAGAGTTTTTCGGAAACAAACGATTTTCGGTAATAGTGAGATTTTCATAGACGACAGAACGAAAATGATCGCTAATCCAGCTTTCCGGCAAAAAATCCCGCTTATTGAAACAGGTTGCGAGAAAATGGCGGACTATATCGAAGAGTTAAAGTTAAAAGGTTATGAGGAGGTCACAAGATAATGGATGTTTTTGCAGTAATGATTTTCGTGTCGTTTATGTCAGTGATCGCTGGTTATTGGCTGAGAGGAAGTGATAAACATGGTTGAGAATCCGATGATTGTTGATGCTTGTTGGTCCAGTTTTGAAAGGATAAGCCAAATTTGGCATAACGAATATTTAGAGGAATTGGAGCGTACTAATGAAGAAGAGGCGGAAAACGAAGAATAAAAAAGACCCACATAGCAGTGTGGGTCCGGGATTTGAGATATTACCTTAATGAAATTATACCTCAAATTCACATATTAATCAATGGAGGTAACATATATGAAAATCGTATTTAAACAACTTACTTTAGAAAATTTCAAGAATCATAAAAATTTAGTAGTGGACTATGAACAAGTAACACAAATTAGTGGCAAAAACGGTTTCGGTAAAACAAGTGTCGGCGAAGCAGTAACATGGCTACTTTATGGCACGGACTTGTTAGGTACAAAGATTGAACCACAGCCGCTTGGAACGGAAGAGGAAGTGCATGTTTCGCTATTAATAAACGCAGATGGAAAAGATTTGTTACTAACTAAAAAGCAAAAGAAAACGGCTAAATATGCAATTAATGAAGTTCCTCGAAAAGCAACTGAATTCGCTGATATGATTGACTCTTTATTTGAAAAGAATCTATTTTATTCACTATATAGTCCCGGTTATTTCTTTTCACAACATTGGCAAACACAGCGAGAGCAATTACTTTCTTATGTGACTGAACCAGGTGAAAAAGAAGTTTTAGAAGAAATGAACGAGATTGATAGAACACTTCTTTCTACAGAGCTCAATAAGCATCTTTTAGACGATTTAGAAGCAGTGAATAGAGAAACATTCAAAAACTCTGATAAACAGTATGAGCGTGCTTCTGAACGAGTATTGACACTTAAAGAACAACTGTCAAATGCTAGCGAAGTAAACATGGATATCCAAGAGATTACAGAGCAAAAGGACGCTTTAATCGCAGAAAGAACAGCAATTGAATCGGAAGAGGATAAAAATGTGCAATTACGAATTGATTATGCAGATGCAGAACAAAAAATAAATGCGCTAAAAGAAAGGATTCTTAGAAAAGAGAAGAAGCATTAAATGTGCGAGAACAAAAATAGAAGAAAACTGTGAATATTGTGGACAAACTTTACAAAGTGATTCTATCGAATATGCAATTCAACATCAAAAAGAACATTATAACAGACTTGTAACAGCAGGAAAAATAATGGTTGAAGAATTAGAAGCATCAAAAGCGCGTTTAGCTAAACTAGAAAATCCGGAGAAAAACTTTGATCGTATTAAATATAAAGAAATTGACGAAAAAATACTAGAGTTAAGTGGTTACATTCAATCAGTCAGTCAAACTGAAAACTTACAACAAAAAAATTGCTGAGTCAGAACTTGAACAACAGCGCATTAGAAAACAACGCAATAAATCACAATCAATTGTTGAAGCTATAAAACGATTTAAAGCTAAAAGAAGTGATTTGATGGTTGAAAAAGTGAATGGATTGTTCGAAAACATCACGATTAAGTTATATGAAGTGCTAAAAAATGGTACAGAAAAGCCAACATTCGAAGTGGAGTGGCAACGAAAGCCCTATAGCAAATTATCTACTGCTGAAAAAATTATTGCAGGCATTGAGTTTGCGAACGCTTTAAGCCTAAAAGCTGAAACAATGGTTCCTCTTTTTGCAGATAATGCAGAATCTGTTATCGAATTACCAAAACCAACAGGGCAATTAATTACAGCAACTGTTAAGAAAACAAAATTCACAGTAAAAGGAGTTTCTGAAAATGAATAATGAATTAATTGACACGCAAAATAATTACGAGGTAGCTAATTTTGATGAAGAAAAACTAAGAACAATGCAACAAACTATTGCTAAAAACTCAACACCACAAGAGTTTGAACTATTTGTTCAAGTATGTAAAAACAGCGGTTTAAATCCGTTTTTGAATCATGTCTATTTCATCAAATATGGTAATCAAATGAATATACAAATTTCAGTAGAAGGCGTGGAATATCTTGCAAGACGTTCAGAAGGATACAGAGGCATTGATGTTCAATTAGTGCATGAGAAAGACGAAATTAGATTCGGAAGAAATGAACAAGGCGTAATGACTGTAACAAAACATGAATTTGGCTTTCCACGCGGCAAAGTTACAGGCGGTTATGCAATTGCACGTAAAGAGAATTTTCCGGATTTTGTAGTCGTGATGGATGTAGAGGAAGTCGAGCACATGAAAAATGGAAATAATAAAGCTACTTGGTGCAAATATTTTAATGATATGTTCAAAAAACATTTAATTAAACGTGCTGCTAAAACACAATTTGGAATTGAAATCGGAGAAGACGAAATGCTTCCAAGCAACGGAATTGAAAACGAGCAAGAATACAATCCAGGTCAACGTAAGGATATTACGCCAGCACAAAAAACAATAGAAACAGACGAAGAAAACACAGTGACAGAAGAAGACGCGAAAGCGACACAATGGGAAATAATCAAAGAAAAACTAGAAACTTACAACTTAAAAAGAACTTATTTAAGCGATCTAATTGATTCCAAATTTAATGTTAAACCAGACGAGCTAAGCGCACAGAATTTAGTTGCTCTTACGAAGATAATTGACTTGGAACAAAAAGATTTAAGTAAAGGCGTTCAACCGCAAGAAGCAGATTTATTTGATTTAGAGTTACAGGAATAGAAGTGTAAAAACAAGTTAATTAGTAGGAGGCAATTTTATGTCACATGGGTGGGTTAAATTGCATAGAGATTTGAAAGAAAAACCAATATGGAGAAGCTCTACACCCGAGCAAAAAACCATCCTTGTGACTTTGTTAATGATGGCAAATCACAAGGAAAACGAGTGGGAGTGGATGGGGAAACCTTTCAAAGCAAAACCAGGTGAATTCGTCACAAGTATTAAGTCAATTACAGCGGAGTGTGGCAAAGGTATCTCTTCGCAAAATGTCAGGACAGCGCTAAAAAGATTTGAAAATTACGGATTTCTAACAAAGGAATCAACAAAGGTAAACACTCTTATAAACATAGTAAACTGGGGCGTTTATCAAGAGTCAGAAAATAAACCTAACACACTTGCTAACAATCAGCTAACAAACGACTCACAAACAGCTAACAAACAGCTAACAACTAACAAGAATGTAAGAACTAAAGAATGTAAGAATAACAACAACAGCGATTTAAATTTCAAAGATTTTTGGGAACAAAATGGATTCGGAATGATGCTTCCGGTTGAACTAGAAAAATTACTTGCTTGGGTAGATGATTTTGCAGGTAATCGAGAAATTGTCATGAAGGCTTTGGAAGTTACATCAGAGCAAGGAGCTAACAAACGTAATTACGCTTACGTTAATAAGATTCTTAAAAACTGGGAAAGCAGAGGATTTAAAACAATAGCTGATGTTGATGCAGCGGAAAAACAACGACAGATAGAGTTAGAGCAAAAATATAACAAGCCCACTTACAACAAATATAACAAACCAGTTAAAGAAGAAGTATTGCCGGACTGGTTCGACAAAGACCAGAAACAAACAAAACAAGAAACTTCAACAACAGGATCAAGCGAAGACTTAGAAAAACAAGTCGCTGAAATTAAAGCGCAGTTAGCGGCTAGGAATGAGGTGCAGGCGTGAAACGAATACTTAATTATCCCGGCAGTAAATGGGGTTTGGCAGATTTAATAATTGAAAATATGCCGGAGCATAAAAGTTATTTAGAACCATTCTGCGGATCATGTGCAGTCTTTATGAACAAGCAAAAAGCTACTTTAGAGACGATAAACGATTTAGACGGTCGACTAGTTAATCTTTTTAAAGCAATGCGTGATAATCCAGAAAAACTGCAGTATTTAATCATGCACACGCTGTATTCTCGTGAAGAGTATATGCTTTCTCAAGAAATAACAAGCGATTCATTAGAGGATGCCAGACGAATGGCCGTGAGACTCTGGTTTGCCGTCGGAGGCAAGACTAATGCAAATGTTGGATTTAGAAAAAACGTGTCTTGGAATGGTCCTTACAACGCATATGAGTGGAATGACATGTATAACCGCATCGGAATAGCTGCAGCAAGACTGAAAGACGCTCAAATCGAAAATGTAGATGCAATTAAACTGATTGAACAGCATAACGATAAAGATACACTGATATATTGTGACCCGCCATATGTTGCAACTTCTTTAGCAAGTTCACATTATCAGCATGACTTTAGTTTAGAGCAACACAAAGAGTTACTAAAAGTGCTTAAAAATCATGATGGCAAAGTAATGTTAAGCGGTTACGAATCAGAGCTATATAAACAGGAGTTATCAGACTGGCCAGTGCTTAAAACGATGACAAAAGTAGGAATAACATCAGAAAAGAAATCTGATAGGCAAGAAATTATTTGGTGTAATTTTGAGCCACCAATGCAATTAAACCTTTTTAAGGAGGAAAAAGCATGAGATTTAAAGAAGGCGATAAAGTGCAATTTATAGAAAATAATGAACTTATCATTGGCACAATAAAACGTGTTAACAACGATGTTGGTTGGGTAGACCTGAAAGTTTCAGATTTAAGTTGGTTTTTCCGGAAATTAGAGGATGTCGTTAAGGTAAAAGAGCCGGAATTGATAGTCGTTCCTCGGTTTGCCGCGGATTGGATAAAACACTGTAAACAAAGAGAATACGATTTAGCTTGTTTGTTAGACTATGAAGATTCTGATATGTCTGCTGAAATGTACGAATGGTTAATTTCATCAGCTGATAATCAAGAACTACTCGCCCGCGCTTGGCTTGACGGCTACGAAGTCGAGAAAGAACCGCTTTATTATGTAAGGTTGCCGCTTTCAACATGGAACGATGACGCAGCCGAATTAGAAGTGATTAATATGTATGTTTTGTTAAATGTACAATCTGATGAAACATCTATTACTGGATCAATTATCAATGAAAATAAGGAATGGAGAACCAAATTAACAGAAGCGGAAATTAAAGGCATACCTGGAGGCGAAATATATTGGCAGTTTGCTGTTCTTGTTGAGGAAGCGGAGGCGTAAATATGGAATTATATGCAATAGTTGACGAGGATTTACAGGTTGCTAAACATCGTAGTAAAGGAACTCTAGCAGTGTTTAAAGACTTAGAAATGTTAAAAAAACATGCTTGGAGATATAAAGAGAGTGGAAAATTGTACAAAATTGCGGAGTTAGAACCTATTAACTTCTTTTCTTTTGAGGAAGCGGAGGGTGAAGCATGAGAGCGATTGGATTTAGAGCGTTTGTAAAAAGAAAAAAGAAAATGCTTCCTGTTACGGATTTGTGCTTTAACGAAACAGAAGCTGTAGGTGTGAGCGGTTGTGGTAATGCGAAATGTACGCTGTGCGTCGACTGGTACAGCTTTGATGATGTCGTGCTTATGCAATACACAGGTTTAAAAGACAAAAACGGCAAGAAGATTTTCGAAGGGGATGTTGTAACGGCATTTTCAAATATCAATAAATACACAGATTCATTTGCGGGAGATGTTGAGCCAACATTCTGTTTTACATCCATCGTTTATGACGGAGCATGTTTTAAAACAACATACAAGGGCGAGCCTAGTTATGTGTTGAACCAAAATGGCAGTTCGTTAGTAAAGCATATGGAAGTTATCGGCAACATACACGAAAATCCGGAATTATTGGAGGGAACGGAATGAAACAAGAAGAGTTAGACATCATATTAGAGAATCATGGGAAATGGCTGTTCAACGAAGGTGGCGATAGAGCGGATTTAAGTAATGCAGACTTAAAAAACACAAATTTAAGATTTGCAAATTTAAGACTTGCAGATTTAAGGGGTGCAGATTTAAGTTATGCAAATTTAAGATTTGCAAATTTAAGTAATGCAGATTTAAGTTATGCAAATTTAAGTAATGTAAATTTAAATTGGGTAAACTGGCAACATGTAGAAGGCTTGACAGTAATCTGCGTACAAGTAGATACGACACGTAAAAACAATCAAATAGCATATATCAAAGAATTAGACATATGGATAACAGGTTGTTTCCAAGGAACATTAGATGAACTTAAAGCGTCTGTTGAACAAACGCATGGAGATAACGAAAAGCTTAGAAAGAGATATTACAGAGTGATTGATTTTATTTTGAAAGAGGTGGCGGAATGAAACACGGACAATGGATGTTAAATGGTACAGATGGTGAAAGATGGGGTGCTTTTGAACGATTTGACACAAAAGAAGAAGCAATAATTTATGGAGTTGAGTTATTAACTGAATACAATAGTTTAGATGATGATGAACGCAGAGATTATGATTTATCTGATGGATTAAATATGCGACCTTTGGATTATGAAAACATTTATACATTTTTCGTTGGTCAAATAGAAGAAGTCGAATTTCCTACAGAAGTAGATACTTTGCTTGAAAATATAGCTCAATGCGTTTATGACGAAGTTGGAGAGTGCGGGGAGGAATATTTGAATGACGTAACTCAAGAACATAAAGAACAATTATCAGATTTGATATATGAATGGGCTAAACAACGAGATTATTTGCCAGCGTGTTTTAAGATTGAAATGGTGGAAGAAATTGATATTAGAAGTTTTGAAGAGGTGGCGGAATGAAACATAAAATAGTTCAGGTAGGTTTTCTTGCAGATAAAGGAGAAGAACTTATTAAGCTTCTTGATGACGGATGGAAAATCCTGACAGCTACTTATGTGGGAGATAATATTGAGCAGATGGGTGGGCTTGTACAATACGTACTTCGGAAAGAGGCGGAGGAATGAAGTACCGACAACATGAAACATATTCCTTTCAGTCAAGGCGTTTAAAACGATCTGTAAGAGTGTTACTACTTAAAATATTAAAATGTTTGAAAGAGGTGGCGGAATGAAGTATAAAATCACATATTTATCTCAAGAAGTGTACGAAGTTGAAGCTGAGAACGAGGAAGAGGCGATACGAATAGCAGAGTTCAATCCCATGTATCGACCAGATGCACATATAAAATTAATTGAAGATGAAAATTTGCTTGATTGCGAATTGATGAAAGAGAGGGAAGACGAATGATGAATCGTGTAGTACTTGTAGGACGATTAACAAAAGATCCGGATTTACGTTACACTCCAGCAGGCGTAGCAGTCGCGACTTTTACATTAGCAGTAAATCGTACATTCACTAATCAAAACGGAGAACGAGAAGCAGATTTCATTAATTGTGTTGTTTGGCGCAAACCAGCAGAAAACGTTGCTAATTTCTTGAAGAAAGGAAGCATGGCGGGCGTTGATGGACGTGTTCAAACTCGTAATTATGAGGATAACGACGGTAAACGTGTTTTCGTTACTGAGGTAGTTGCTGAATCAGTTCAATTCTTAGAACCTAAAAATAACAACGTAGAAGGTGCTACATCGAATAATTACCAAAACAAGGCTAATTATTCAAATAACAATCAAACAAGCTCATATCGAGCGGATACGAGTCAGAAGAGCGATTCATTTGCAAGTGAAGGTAAGCCGATTGATATTAATGAAGATGATTTGCCATTTTGAGGGAAAGGGTGAATAAAAATGACAGCAGACACAGCAATAAAAAAGTTGAGAAATAGATCAATGAGCATCAGACAAATGGCTAATGCGATTGCAGAAGTCACAAACTACCAAATTAGCGAAATCGAAAGTATGGGGGACGAAGAGATTGAGGCAAAGTATACCGCGTTCGTCATTAACGAGGCGAACGAGTACGCGAAGTAAATATAATGCGAAAAAAGTTGTTATTGACAATATAAAGTTCGATAGCAAAGCAGAAGCAGCTTATTATCAGCAATTGAAACTATTAAAAATGAGCGGGGAAGTAGTGAGTTTCGATTTACAGCCAGAGTTTGTGCTACAAGAAAGCTTTCGGAAAAACGGGAAGCTATATCGAGCGATTAAATATAAAGCTGATTTTCTCGTTCGTTACAGTGATGGACATGAGGAATTAATCGACATCAAAGGAATGTTAACAAAAGAGTTTCGAATCAAACAAAAACTTTTCGAACTGCGTTATATGCAATCAATTAAGTGTTTGAAACTGAAAGGTCGAAATTTCGTGGAGGTGTGACAAATGACAGTAATGGAGATAACGAAGAGTAAAGCGAGGCAGCGGGAAATTATTAGTTATATAGCAAATAACGATGTAGAACTAGACGAATTACTAAAGTTGCAAAAAGAACTCAATCAACTAATGAACGAGAATACAATAGAAAAGCAAAAAACTTACTGGACCAAAACGTTCGATCGCATCGTGAAAAAGAAAAAATGGGCGGAAATTACAATTCGTGAATTCGCTGATTTACGTAACGCAGGGCTAACATGTTACGCAATTGCTGAGCATTTCAAAGTGTCGAAGGCTGTAGTTTTCAATTACACACAAAGAAACAAAAAAGAATACTATCAGATTTTTGACATGAACGAATATCAAAAAAATAAGGAGATTTGGAATGATTGATAAAGTAGCGAAATTTATTGGAGCTGTTACTATTTACACTCTGTGGGTCCTAGTGCTGATTTTTGTACTAGGATTAGCGGTTAAAGGGATTTTATGGATTTGGGGAAATATGTTTTAGGAGGATGAAAATGCAAATTGAAAAGTTAAATGTATTTACAAGAGAAACAATTTGTGACGGAAAGGACGTAGAAATCGCTAATTATAATATTGAATTTGAAGCAATTAGTGAAGAATCTTTTATTGATACAGCTGAAAAGGTTGAGAAAATAAGGGAGTTTATCGAAAATTTATAAAGTGATGGGGGCGACTTTATGGGACAACTATTCAATCTACCACAAGTTGAAGATATTAACTACATTCAGACAGTCAGAGCAGTAAGAAAGTTCTTTAAAGACTATTTAATGCTGCGTGTAATGGCAGGAAGTCGTAAATTGCCAACAATGACGACAACATACAAATTAACGCCACCGAATTTCAGTAATGAATTTCATTCAAAAGTAGAAGATGCTGCAATTCATAATGTCGATAACGTTCATGCAGCACAAGAAGCGGTTAAAAAATACGATGCTATTTTGAATCAGCTTGAGCACATTCATAGAAAGATACTGTTTGAGAAGTTCATTCATAACTTACAAGATATAACTATTATGCTTGATATTCCTTACGAAGAAAGGCAATACAAAAGAGAGAAAAGGAAGGCTGTTATTGAATTAGCAACAACACTTGGGATTGAAGTGCTAAATTGAAAATGGCACTTTTCTGGCACTTTTTGAGCAAAAAAAGGTGATAAAATGTTATTAGTGAGAAGTGAAGATGATTACAAAAATAAAATCTTATATTGAGTCTGCGCTCCACTTCTCATTTATAATCTTATGATGATATAGCAGGAGATTGCTATGTTGCCCGGCAGAGGCTTTGTATCTGGGCACTAGTCTCAACAGATGACGACACTTCTGTTCAATCTCATATCCTATCCATACTGGATGTAAAACACGCATGTGGCGCTGACTGGTGCGTTAACCAGTTTTTTAAATATATAGCCCTTTCCATCTGTTGAAAATTGAGCAGGTGGTTTTTATTTGGTATAGTGAAAAATAAAAGGGTGTTGCAAATGAGTTTTATACTAGAGGTTGGGAGTTTAGCTGACTGGGTAAGTGGGTTAGCGACAGTAGGAGCATTGTTTTGGGCTATAAAATTAAATAGTAACGAAAATAGAAAAAGGCTAACCATATTATTTAGACATTCATTTGTTAGCAAAAAGAACGGTATAATTATAAGTGATGGAAAACCGAAAGTTTTTATAATTACTCCTGTAAATAATAGTAAATTTAGCTTGGAAATTAATTTTAGACAAATATTATTAGTGCCAAGTTTGATGGATAGATTATTATTTAGAGCAGAACCCAAAAAATTATCAAACATAGAAGCTCTTTTAAAACAGTTGGAGAATAAAGCGAATTGGCAAATTATTAAACCTAATTTATCCGGCGAACCAATAATGTTTGATTATGAATTTATTGTTAAACAAATTAAAAAATATGCAGATGGCAAGAGATTTAATTTTGCAATCGAAATACAATTTATAGATTCAACATCAAAAATATTTAAACATAAAGAGAAACTTGAGTTAAGAAAAATAAAGGGCCTGTGATGGTCCTTTTTATTTTATCAAAATAAGGGAGTGTGGTGATATGTAGTGAAAACGGAAGAGAAATATAAAATCTTTGCTAAAACCTATGTAATGAATGGGTTTAACGGTAAAGAAGCTGCCATATCAGCAGGTTACAGTACTAAGACAGCAGAGCAACAAGCTTCTAGGTTGTTAAGGAATGTTAAGGTGCTGGAACTTATAGATGAAGAAATGAAACTACTTTCAAAACGTATGCAGGATGACGCTTCGAAAATATATGCTGAATTATGGAAACAGGTTAGAATGATTGACGATAAAATGGCGAAGCATGAAGAAGCATCTCGCAAGTTAAGTATTACCGATGCTCGTAAAATAACTGCGATAGCTGATATTAATAATTTAAAGGCGAAAATAAGGCGAACTGAATCCAAAAATTAAAAAAAATGGATGGAAGGAAAGCTGATGAAGGAAAATTTAAAAAAGAGTTATTGGAAGAATATGACGAACTAAAAATTCAACTAGAAGAGCTTGAGGATAGTGTAAGTGAAATTTATGAAGAGAACAGTACATCGAAGCGGGATTTATTGTGGCATAAAGATTGGAAAGAAATACTATCTTTAAGAGCGCAAATACTTCAAGACTTATTCGATAGATCGGGCTATAAAGAAACAAAAGACATGCAGGATAGGCGTGTAGCTCTTCTTGATGCACAGATTAATAAGCTTGAATTAGAAGCCAAAAAAGATTGTAAGGATTCTGGCTTTGCAACAATTATCATGTCAAATGTTGACGAAATGCAAGCCTACCTTGATAAAAAGGCAGGTGGCACCGATGAACGCGACGATACACAAACAACTAATTGATTACCAGGTTATCAATGTAACAGATATGATTAATCCTGCTTTTTATGACTTGTGGCTATCTAAACATAATCACATCATAGCTAAGGGCGGACGTTCTTCTATGAAGTCGTCTGTTATCAGTTTAAAGCTCGTAGAAAAGAAAATGGCTAATCCACAATCTAACATGGTGTGTCTTCGTAAAGTAGCTAATACGCTCTATAAATCAGTGTATCAG